TAACTTATCAACTAATGGATACTACTTCTCAGGTGAGTGGTGGCACTCAAATGATGGTGGATCAAGACAGAACTCACAGAACGACTCTTACTGGCCAATTACGGTTGTAAATGACAACTCTTACCGTATGCAGGCTAACGGTGAAGGAACCTATCAAGGTGAATTCTTCATGAGTAACACTCCTACTGGTACTCACGAAAGATGGAACAACTTCTGTAACTATAACTACTGGTCACAGCAGGAATGTGGAACTGGTTGGCAGGGATGTCAATGGAACGGTGCTACATACTCTGGTACTGGTGTTCCTATATCAGGTATAAGAATTGGTCACCATGATGGTCACTCAGTTCGTGCTGTAAGTAGTGGTACTAATACTATTATTACTGTATTCGGTATTGGTGGTTACGAGGCCAAGGAATGGTCTGGATCTTGGTAAACTTATTAGGTAATTAACAATGGCAATTAGTACAGCAAAAAGAGAATACTATGAGAAGTTATTTCCTCGTAAGGAAATGCTTGTGGGGTCAATGTCTGGTGATGTTGAGATGTCACAGACTGACTATGATTTCTGGTTAGCAGAGCAACCATCTCCAGAAGAGCATGCTCTAAGAGAGAATCAGGATTTGTCTAAGACATATTCCTTACGTCAACAGTTCTATCCTCGTGAAGAAGATCAAGTACATACAATCATCTCAGCATTTGAATACCTGAAATCAAAAGGTACTGATGTTGGACCAGATATGGATGCACTTCTTAAGCATTTTGCAGATGTTAAAACGAAGTTTCCTAAACCATCTGGAACTGAAGACAAGTCTTATCCACAGACAACACTTCCAATTAATGACAATGCTTTACAAGATACACCTGATTTGAGCAAGGCAGATCTAGCACTGTCCTAAATAATTTTGATGCGATTTTATTATGAACCTTGGAACTGTTCCACTGTTTACCACAAATTTAATTCAATACGAGAGACCTGATGAGCTAAACTTTAGCCCAGGTCTCGTTGAATATTTGTATGATGCAAGAATTAAAGTACCATACGAACCTGCCTTCTCTACAAGAGGTAATAACGCATGGCATTCCAAAGATAACTTACATGATCTAGATTTTGATTGGTCAAGAAAGTTAAGAGAGATGATCATGCAGGTATCAGGAGTATATTATACTGCTCTTACTAATGGTCAAGAGTTACCTGCTGGATTTGTACGTATAAAATGTTGGGCATTAATTTTAGGACAATATTCATATTCCAACTATCATACACATCCTAACTCAGATATAAGTGGAGTGTATTGGGTTACTAAACCAGATCTACCTGACTATGAAGGAAGATTCTGTGTACCTGATGTACGTGGTGGTGCTAATGGATCTCGTTTAGAAGGATCACAGATGCATTATCACATACCAGAACCAGGATCAGGACTAGTATTCAGTTCATGGATGCCTCACTTTGTAGAACCACACTACCAAGAAGGTGATCGTATCAGTGTGTCTTGGAATCTTTTCATCAAGGATCCACCAGACGATTACACAGGTCCAAGATCTATTTCACAATCATCATGGAGAGACGAGGATGGAGAACACTGGGGTTGAATGGACTCAACTATCTGATACATTCGGATATTATACTGTAACTGTTGAAGGTATAGACGAGTATACTCCTCAAACTTTTCCGTCTGCACCAATTAACAATTGTTTTAAAGCATGGAAGGCACCAGATGAATTAGAAAAGTTTATTGGTGACATAGTTGAAGAACTTATGCCAGATAAAGAGAACATTGGTAGGAAGTGTTGGGGTAATTACTATGATAGAATTAGACACAGATCATTTCAGTTCAGTCATTTACCTCACATTGATGGTCTGGGATGGGTTGGTAACCTATGGATGACAGATCATCCTGAAGGTCAACGTGGAACACAGTTCTATTCTTATAATGAACAGCATGTAGAGAATAAGTTTAGTTTTATGAAGGATTGTTTGAAGCCATCTTCTACAGTGAAGGAGCGTGTTAGAGAACTTCAGAGTACAGAAGAATATTACTGGGAACAGTGGGGAATAGAAAATATAGAGGGTTGGGGGTTCAAGTACCTAGGTACAGCACCCTGTAAGAAGAATACCATAACAGTATATAATTCTATGATGCCACACACTGCATATTGTGGACCAAAGGTGGACATCAGTTACAGTCAGCTAGTCAAGGTAGCGACTGGAGAATATCATAATGAATAAACCGTATATATTATTCAACTTTTAGTTTCAAAAAGTCGGTTCAAAAAACGCGGGGTATTTTTTGGTCTGTAAGGTTTTTGTTACGCTAACCTAAAGACATTATAAAAAAGAGGGCATTTGTCAGCGTTTCCGTATAAAATAGTATGGAACCCAACACAAAACAATGCTACAGACTTTAAAGTGGTCGGATGATGGAGAATTATCAGAACTTGACATGACCCGAATTTTGGAGTCTCTTAAGGAAAAGGAGGATTATGCCCAAATGGGTCAATCTAATCCAGGATGGAGAACCAACAGTCCTATGCAGGAATAAATACTTCTAAAGTGAAGTAGGAAGTGCCATATCAACCACTAGGATTTTTCGGACCAACATGTGATCCTGCACAGCAGGAGGATGTTGTTTATGGCCCACCTGGATCTATAGGTAACCCTGCTAATCCTCAATATGAGCAGATTGGTATACCAACAGCATTTGTTGTAGATAACCCACAACCATATTCACCACTACCAACTGGTAATGCTGGTGATCCTGGTTATTTCGGTCCTTTATGTGATCCTTTAGTTGTGCAAGCACCTATGGGAGCGACTTTAACCGATCCAGCAGCAGAACGAAAAAGATGGCCACCTTTTCATGGTGATGAACCAGAGTGGCCAAAGGATTTACCGAAAATACCGTTTTTTGACGGAAATTGGTGTAAGTGGGATCCTATAAAAAAGGAATATTACGATTGTATCGGTAGAAACCGAGATCAGTACGGAGACCTAATAGACGATACTGACCCAAATTGTGTTGGAGATGATTGTTATAAATTTGTAGATAGAATAAGAAATACCTATAAAAAGAATTTTCTTCCACCTCCTTATACTGGACCAGAATTTGATGAATTTTATTGTTTGGGATATTGGCCAGATGAGAATATTGACCCAAGTATCTTTGAATTGACCACTCAGACCACTAATCTACAAATTGGATTAGCGGTAAATGAGAGTTTTGAGCATTTATTGTGTTCTAAGACATTATACAGAACTTGGCAAGCAGGGCGATTTACTGGAAGTGACTATAATCAGTGGGCTAGAGATAATTTCGTTCATACGACCAATTATGATGCAAGACCAGGAACGTCAGAAACCTTCTATGTGCTTCATCCAGTCAGTCAGTCCAAATTAGGCACTCATCAGGTAAATTTTGGTGCTGATGATTCTGCTACAATGACTTGGAGTGGTAGAGAAGGCGATAATATCCCAGTTTTTACAAATGCGGGTAATTACACTTCACCCCCACAAACCGCATCTATCACTTTTACTGAACCAGGTTGGAAACGCTTTGAATTTACTGTTTTTAATGGATCTGGTAGTAATGCTTGGAATCAGAATCCTGCTGGTATAGGTGTTACTATTCCTACCTTAGATGGGTTCAATATGGCAACTTTTGCTATGTTTTATCCAGGAGGTACTGGTAGACTTGGTAAAGACGTTAATGCTAAGATACTTTGGAGTGGTACTCAGAGAACTGGTGAACTAGAATTAGAAGTTAACCATAATAACCTATTTGCTGATCAAGGAACAGGTGATGCACCTCGTCAAATAGGTACAGTTTTAAAAAGATTTGTAGTTGAGAATGATTCTATTGCTATTACTGTAGGATCTAGACTAGCAACAACTAATATTACAGCAAATGAAGGTGAGAACTATGACCAAGGTGACGCTGTTGTTTGGATAGAGAACGTTGAGGTATTAAAATCACCTCCATCATCATTCCACGGATTTGGTTCTTATATACTTGAATTACCCACAGGTAATGTATATGATGGTTCGGTCAATTATGCTCAATATGAAGCACTTACTCCTACACCAGGAGCATGGGTTGCTAATTGGTTAGGTCAAAATATTTTAAAAGCATCAACCATGCCTACTAGTGGATATTTAAAATCCTATGGTAGTGTCATGTGCAATATCTTTGATTCTACTATTAACACTGTTGCTCAGAATTATGTCTTCCAGACTAAGACTAACCCATATAGTTACGCAGTGACACATCCACTATGGAGTGAATTTGCTAATAATCATATGTGTTGGGTTAACCCTGCTGTATGTACCTTACCTGCTGAATTGCAGACAATATACTATAGTATACAGTTCCCTGAGTCACAAGAATATATTTGGGAAGTCTGTGGTGATGATGACGTTAAGTTCTTTTTAGATGGTATACAGATTGGTCCTGCTTCAGTAGGTTTTGCTACTCAAGGTGATACTGTATTCACTCAGTATGTCACTTCAGGTCCAAGAGTATTGATGGTTCAATGTACTAATACTAAGTGGAATGATACTACAGCATATCAATGGGCACATAACCCTGGTGGATGGGGATTTAAGATTAGTAGTACAGGTACTAATATTTCAGGTATTGATGCTGTAACCTTTGACAGTAATGGTAATCTAGTATCTACTGGTAGTGGAAGTGCTAGTGTATCGTTGACCTTGACATGGAATGATAATCCTAATACTGCTGGTACTGCATTAGATAATGTACAGATAGGTAGTACAACGTGGACTCAAACAGCAGGTGTACAGACTGGAACAGAAGGACATACGATTACAATAACTGGTGCTGGTACTACTACTGCAACATATACAGGAATTACTGGTGGATTTACAGTAGAAGATAATGGTACGAGACTATGTTTAAAAGATAATGATGGTAGTGACTGTAATGCTAACTTCACTGTTGATGGTATTACACCAATAGCGTCCACTGGTACAGGTATACCCGAAGCATTCCAACTATTGAATATGTCAGGTGAATGGGAAGATGTAGGATTTAATGATCCAGTACAACGTGAGGATGATGGATCTGGTTGGGCAAATTTAGATCAAGTAATTGAAGGTGATTATGGTATGACTGGTGGTAATGGTAGTAATCTTGAATTGAATATGACTTTCCAACCTATTGCAGGTGGTAATGACACATATGATTCTTTGGTTGCTATTAACTCAATTAAGGTTGCTGGTACTGGGTATGAAGTAGGAGATATTCTTAATGTTGCTGGTCTAAGTCCAGGATATAGTTCTGTAGTTAAAGTTGCTAAGGTTGGTGTTAACCTGAGTAATGCTGCTGGTGAGATCTTCAACAGTCGTATGGGTGTTGGTCAAGCATTGTATAAGGAAGGAGAAGAGTCTACTATTAATACTGGACTTGCTGAGACTTCACCTTTATATGGTACGACTGGATTCTTAGAGGTTGTTCATACACCAGGTGGTTATCTTGGTAGTGGGTGTGCCACTTATAATGATGTCGTTACCACCTCTGGTTCTGTTGATGTTATTGTCCCTGACATTAATAATTGTATCATTAGACATGTGGGTGGTAATTCTGCTGGTTGCGGTAAGTTCCGTATTCGTGTTATAATAGATGGCACGGAAATTATAAATAGTGCGCGAGACAACTGGGAGATCCAAGACACGTCCTTAACGCAAACCATTGACCCCAAGTCAGATATCCAAGTGGTCATGGATCAGGGAACTGAAGCAAATGCTAACAGTGACGTATTTACCAAGTTTGAGGTCATCAGTGCTACTACACAGCAACGTGCTCTATTAATTACGTGTAGATTTGAACCAACTGTATAATGAAACTACCAGACATTCCTAAAGACCAACTTCCTGAAGAAATTCAAGAGAAGATTGAAGGAGACACCGCCGAATTTGAACCATTAGGTTCTTCGGAGGAAGCAATGCGTCATGTCCGTCAGAAGAAATCTGAATCGGAGATGAGACGTACTTTGGGTGAATTGGAGTCATTGAATAAACTCTTCAAGAAACGTAAAGAACTGGGACAACGTGAATTTGTGCGTAAAGTAAAGAAGAACCAGAAGTTTTATCGTAGTAATCTATTTCATATTAAAAACATAAATGAAGGACAGCAAAGCAGCGAAAAAGATAATAAAGAGAGCAAAGAAACACCCTGACTGGTATACTAAACAGGATGTTGCCTATGCAAAGGCAATTAGGAAACGCATAAAAGCAGAGAAAAAGGAAAAGCTTGACGGTGCTCCCGAATAGTGCTATAATCTTTCTGGAATAAATAATCCTTTAACCCATATAAGCATGGATCAGAAGAATTTCACTGTGTATTCAAGGGATGGTTGCCCTTACTGTGATAGAATTAAGACAGTCCTGTCTGGAAGAGGATTAAACTTTCGTGAGTACAAACTCGGAGAACACTTTGATCGTGAAGCATTCTATCAACAGTTTGGGAATGGAACTACCTTTCCTCAAGTTGTAATGAATGGTGAAAATCTAGGAGGTTGCTCGGAGGCAGTCACCTATCTCAGAAAGAACGCTATTATCTGACCCTAAATACTTCTGCCATGACGGAGGATGCTATGATGATTGCAATGTTTGTATTGCTAACAATTGGCGCATTCATACTAGGGTTAGTCACTAGTTGGCTAGCAAAAGGATACGTTGAGGACTACATAGAGAACGCAGCGTACACTAAAGCAGTTATCCACCCAGAGATGACTGACGTAGATGGTAACATCATCCACGATGAACTTTTATACATGAGATTTCAAAATGAAACTGATGACATTGATGACGAGGAGTAATTAATCATGGTTAAAGTAGTTGATGCAAATGCTTTGCTGATCAGTGAGGTACTCAAAAAAGTATCTAATGCGAAAACCAAAGCAGAAAAAATTGATCTACTTAGATCTTATAATACTCAGGCACTTCGTTCTATTCTTATATGGAACTATGACGATAGTGTTAAAAGCATGATCCCTGAAGGAGATGTACCTTACACTCCTAATGAGGCTCCTGCTGGTACTGAACATACTCGTTTAGCGAAAGAGCATAGAAACCTTTTCCGTTTCGTTAAAGGTGGACATGACAAACTTCCTAATCTAAAGCGAGAGACTATGTTTGTGCAATTGCTTGAAGGTCTTCACAAATCGGAGGCAGAAGTTATTTGTCTTACAAAAGATAAGAAACTTCAAAAGAAATATCGTATCACTAAAGCGGTAGTTCAAGAAGCATTTCCAAAGATAGAATGGGGTAAAAGAGGTTGACCTTCACCATTGTTAATGCCAAATGTGATCCCACTGCGGCACAAGATAAGACACTGCCTACAAATTCATATCTCGTTGAGTATGAGGATGAGGGTGGTGTCTTATTGCATGATTTGGTTCTTACTGCTAAAGTAGCAGATGTCTTTGATCATTACTATGACAAGTTCAAGAAAGGATTAAAGACAATTAAACAGTCTGAAGGAAGAGCAAATCCAAAGACTTGGCATCCACCTGGTGCCGTTAAAGAACAACCAGCACCTCCTAAGAAACGTAGACGACGTGACCTTCAACAAGACGATGAGTAAACCTACCTCAGTTTATTTTGATCCTAAACGTGCTCTTGAAGAAAAGAATCTTGAAGAGCAAGAAGCGTTAAAGGAAAAGAAAGAAAAAGATGAGGACGTTGAACGAGGAAAAATAATCCTCAAGTATGCTTATAAATTATTTTTAGAACCACTCATTCTTGTGTGGTTATGGAACTGGTTAATGCCAGGTCTATTTGGGTTTGCAGCACTTACGTACTTGCAATCCTTTGTTCTTTGTTGGATCTCCAGAATATTATTTAAACCATGAGTAAAGTTTGTATGATTTCAGTCACTCCTCAAGCGGAGCAGACTATTGGTTACATTGCTAGAGTATCAAATCCAAACAACCAAGATAATCCTAACGTAGCAGGTCTACTAAAATATTGTATCAAGCATGGGCACTGGTCAATCTTTGAACAGGCACACATGACTCTACAGATTGAGACAAATAGAGGTATTGCTGCACAGATATTAAGACATAGATCATTTACCTTCCAAGAATTTAGTCAGAGATATGCTGACACTACACTATTAAGTGAAGAGATACCACCACCAAGATTACGTAGACAGGACACTAAGAATCGTCAGAATAGTATTGATGATGTAGATCCTTATATAACTCAGAAGTATGATATTCTTATAAAGGATCATTTTAAAAATTCTATTGATTTATATAATAGAATGCTAGAGGATGGTATTGCTAAGGAGTGTGCTCGTTTTGTGCTACCACTCTCTACACCTACTAAGATCTATATGACAGGTAGTGTTCGTAGTTGGATACATTATATTAATTTAAGAGGAGCACATGGTACTCAGTTAGAGCACCTAGAAATTGCTAACCTATGTAAGAGACATTTCGTTTGTCAGTTCCCATCTACTGCCGAAGCATTAGGATGGTGTGATGATCCATGTAAGTGTTCGGAAGATAACTATTGGGGTGATACCCAACCATGCTTACGTATTGAATAATGAACTTCTTCACTGAGGAAGATTTTGCTGTTAATGATCAGTTTGACCTTGATGTCACTTTCATTGGTGGTGAGATGGTTACCTTCATAGATAATTTCTATAAGTATCCTGATCGTGTTCGTGCTTATGTTGGTGCTATACCAATTAAAGATCAACGATTACCTGATGTTCAGTTAAGAGGATCACATGGTACTGAGTACCTATGTGGTAAAGATTATTATGATGGTAAGTTCTATGTTGAAAGATGTCGTGGACCTTCATCTACTGAGTGTAGATTGTATGATACTTTAGCAAAACTCTATGATACTGAGTTGGATGAGACTGGATCATTCCTTAAATGGAGAGCATTCAATCAATTCTTATCAGTCAAGGATCATCCACCAGACAAACCATACTTTTGGCCACATACTGATGGTGGTTTTAATCTATTAGTTTTTTTAAATCCACATAATCATATGGGTGCAGGTACTACTCTATACAAGAAGGTTAGTGATAAGACTCGTGGACAAGAACACGTTGATAGTTGGTGGGGAACCAATGATTATGAGGAGATTGGGACCATCCTAGATAGTTACAATACTCTTTGTATATTTCATGGTAGAATATGGCATGCTATGAGAATTATTAATGGTGTACATACTCAACATCCAAGAATAACTGGTATCAATTATTTTGGTGATGGTAGCAAAGAAAACTTACCTAGTTCGTCATGACAAAAAAATTCTTCAGTGAACATGATTTTGATGCGAGTGATACGTTTGACATAGAAATCACTTTTATTCAAGGTGAGATGTGTGCTTTCGTCAATAATTTTTTTAAGTATCCTGATCGTGTTCGTGATTATATCTCTACATGTCCATTAAAGGATCATCGTCTAGAAGAACAGCAACTTGAAAGAAGTATTTGTAAAGAGTATCAGAACGGTAAGAGTTATTATGATGCTAAAGCATATCTTGAAAGAGTAAGTGAACCATGTCAGGCAGAGGTTTTATTATATCAAGAGTTAGCAAAGATATTCAGATCTAGAATGGATCCTCAGTTAATGTTTAACTGGAGAACATTCAATCAATTCTATGAAGTAGAGACTCCACCTAAACCATACTTTTGGCCTCACTTAGATGCTGGATATAATATTATGGTTTATCTTAACCCACATAATCATATGGGTGCGGGTACTACATTCTATAAAAAGAAGACTGATGATTTATATAATGGTATGGAACACTCTGATAGTTGGTGGGATGATGAGCATTGGGAAGAGTGTGATACTATACTAGATCAGTATAATACTATGACAATATTTCCTGGTAGTCTGTATCATTCTTGTAGAATTATACCAGGAGTTCATAAAGATGATATGCGTATTACCTTTATAAATTTCTTTGGTGCTCGCGAGACCCTAAGTAGTAGCGGTGGTAATATCATCGTACCAAAGGTCGTACCACAAAATTTAAATTACTTCTAAATAACTCTACGTTTTAAAACAATCATGCCCACATACCCAGTAATAAATAAAACTACTCAAGAGAAAAAAGAGATCTCTATGACTATGAAGGAGTACGATCAGTGGAGAACTGACAATCCTGATTGGGATAAAGATTGGACTGCTGGAGTAGGTGGTGTAACCTATGGTACTCCAAAAATGGATGACGGATTTAAAGAAGTAATGTCTAAAGTCCAAGGAGCTCATCCATCAGCAAATCTATCACGATTTACCTAATGCCTATTTACAAGTACAAAGATACTGAGACTGGTAAAATCTGGGAAACATTCCAGACAATTGCTGGTCGTGAAAAGTTTCTGAAAGAGAATCCTCACGTCAAACAACAAGTTAACTGGTCATGTGGCAGTATTGATGGTATACTGGCAGAGGAGAAGCAAATGCAGGATGTTGCCGTCCAACACTATCGTTTTAGTGGTAATAAAGGCATCCAAAGCAGTCTTAAAGATCATTTACCTGACGGAGCGAGAGAGTTTTAATGCCAAGAGCACGTAAGAAAAATGGTAATGGGTCTATCAATAACGGTATGACACCCAAGCAAATGAAGCGTAGAAAACCTATAGATGACTCCTATCTTTCTAAGATAGAACCTTTAACAGACAATCAAAAAACAGTTTTTGAGGACTATGCTAAGGGTAAGAATCTGGTGCTTCATGGTGCTGCTGGTACTGGTAAGACATTCATTGTCCTATACAATGCACTTAAGGAGGTCTTGAATCCTGACAGTCCTTATGATAAGATATACATTGTTAGGTCTCTAGTACCTACTAGAGAGATTGGTTTCTTACCAGGAGACCATGAGGACAAGTCATACTTATACCAAGTTCCTTATAAGAACATGGTAAGGTATATGTTCAAAATGCCTGATGATAATAGTTTTGAAATGCTTTATGACAATCTTAAGGCACAAGAGACTATTTCTTTCTGGTCAACCTCATTCATTCGTGGAGTCACATTTGATTCTGCTATCGTTATTGTAGATGAGTTTAGCAACCTGAATTTTCACGAGCTAGATAGTATGATAACTAGAATAGGGGACAACTCCAAGATTATGTTCTGTGGAGATATCTCTCAATCGGATCTCGTGCGAGAAAACGAAAAGAATGGTATAATGGATTTCATGCGGATCCTCGGCAACATGGATGAATGTTCTATTGTTGAGTTTGGCATTGATGACATTGTACGTTCTGGTCTAGTACGTTCGTACATTATTAACAAATTGAATTTAGGTTATGGCTAAAGATGCTCACACTGGAGCAACACTCCCCAGTGATGGAACAAATCTTAATTTATTTTATGATCCTATCTACCATGTAAATGATGGTGGAGAGAATATAGTTGATGTTGATTTAATCATGGCAACTAGATTGATCCATCAAAATTCAATGGAATTCAGTAATGTTGGTGGTTACCAGTCTCCAACTAATCCGAAGAATCTGGACAAGTTTCAGAGACTTTATGATTTCGTAGAAGAACACCTTTGCATATACATGCAGAATCAGGGATGTAGCAAACCTAGATTAAAATTTACTGGTGCTGGATTGTGGATTAACATCAACGGTAGAGGTCATTACAATAAGGTACATAATCATCCTGAGACACATTTCTCTGGCATATATTATGTACAAGTTCCAGAACATTCTGGAGCATTGTATTTCGCTCGTGATGGTTCAAGATCATTCCAGATAGAAGCATTGTGTGGAGATGCAGTTCCTGAATATGGTCCTCTATTTGAGGTTATGCCTGATAAAGGAGATCTATTCATATTTCCATCAGAATTGAATCATGGTGTCTATCCCAACTACAGTAGAAAGGATAGAATCTCTGTGTCATTCAATATAAATATCGTTGGTTGGGCTGCTTAATGTTTAATTTTGTGACAGTTCCTTTAGAAATGGAGGAACCCATCGTCATCCAAAAGGAAGGCGAACGTTATTATAAGTTCCCATCTGCTGAGGCAGAATATCCCTCAGTCACAACTGTTACTGGCATTCGTTCACGCAAATCTATTGCAGAGTGGCGTAAAAGAGTCGGTGAAGATCAAGCGAATAGAATTAGTACAAGGGCAACATCGCGTGGTAACGCATTTCATGCTATAATAGAGGAGTACCTTCGTGGTACTTTAAATGAGCAGAATTACTCCAAAGACCCTTTAGCTCTACAACTATTCAAAGTAGCTAAGACAACTTTAAACAAAATACAAAACATCCATGCTTTAGAAACTCCACTGTTTAGTCACCTCTTCGGTCTTGCTGGTCGTGTAGACTGCATCGCTGAGTATGAGGGTGAACTTGCTGTAATTGATTTTAAAACATCAACTAAGGAGAAACAAGAGAAGTGGATTGAAAACTATTTTGTTCAAGAGTCTGCCTATGCTGCTATGTTTTTAGAGCGTACAGGCATTGGAGTTAAAAAAATTGTCACACTCATTTCCACAGAAGAAGGTTCTGTTCAACTTTTTCAGAAGTACAATCTTGATGACTATCTACAACTACTTAAATCTTACAAGGAAGAATTCAATGCCCTCAAAGAGCACTAAGAAGGATGATAAACCTTTTATGACTTCTGCTAAGTTCTCCGAGAAAATTGAGAGCATGGTTAAAGAATCTAAAGGAGCAGTTAATTACATAGAGGCAATTGTTTGTTTCTGTGATGATAACGAAATTGAGATAGAATCTGTACCTAAATTACTTTCAAAACCATTGAAAGAAAAGGTTAAGAATGATGCTCAACAACTAAACTATATGAAGCGTACCTCTCGTGGGGTTCTACCTATATAATCCTATCATGCAAGTTTATCAAGCAACAGAGGTACTACTGGAAACATACCCAGTAGATCCTAAGTTACATGATATTATTGTTAATAATGTAAATCCACCTGATTTCGGAGATGATGAATGGAATTCTCGTCAGAAGTATCAGATGTCACCGTGGGATTCATCCCACATAAAAGAGTTTAGACATATTGCTGAGGTTGCATTAGGTATTGCTAATGATGCTTGTGGAACCTATGAGATGAAGTTGACTGATGTATGGGGTCAACTGTATAATGAGGGAGACTTTCAAGAGATGCATAATCACATACCAAATAATTGGTCATTCTGTTATTATGTTAATACTCCTGAAGGTTCTGCACCTATGATATTTGATCATTCTAAGGCAGAGATACATCCAAGAGAAGGGATGCTTGTTGTGTTCCCTGCTTGGTTGGATCATTCTGTACCAGAGAATAAGTGTAAAGGAAGATCTATAATTGCTGGAAGTTTTGCACACACGGAGAATCCCAATGAGTAAATTCTTTGAATCCGAAGAGGTTCAAGCAGAGATACGACAGATATTTGAAAACTATCATACACTCGCTACGGCAACTGATAGGTTAAGATATCTCACAAAACCTAAACGTCTTGAGCATATAGATAAGACAAAGCAATTAATTGAAAAGCAAAAGATCTTCTTCACTAGATTATCATTAGCCGCATCTGAGGATGAGGAAGCTGCTGATCTTAAGACTAGGATCACTGCAATGGCACAAACCTTTGGTTATCGTGACTTGTTGGACTGTTTTGATAAGATGTTTGAAACCCTATTGAAAGCTGAAGAAAAAATCCAATGATGCCTCAAAAAGCCGCTGCTGTTGGGAATACTATTTTCCCATTTGGTCCAGGAATCTATGCTAATAGACTGGAAGACCAGTTGGTGCAAGATATATTAGAACATGCTAGACAAGAACAGAGAGATGATGCCAAGAAGGGTTTGGTAGGTCAACTTGCTAGAGAGGTGTGGTTAACAAGTGAATTTGTAAAAGAAAAACTAGAGAAAACATTACTCTGGAATGTTGAGCAGTATCTTGAAGAGTGTAGTGCTGGTGGACGTATTGGTCCTTCAACCCCATTTGCATATAATGTGATGAGGCATAGACAGATGAAGGAACAAGGTCTTGACACTTCTCCTGCTGATGCTGAATGTAGAATTACTAGTGCTTGGGTCAACTTTACTAATCCAGGTCCAGATTTTAATCCTCCACACGTCCATAACTCAGACCTTAGTTCTGTGCTATACTTAGAGTTACCTGATAAGATGGGATCTCTGTACAGTGGTGAAACACCTTGGCAGAATAATGGTCTAACAACCTTCTTATGTGGTAATGCAGCACCATTCTCATGTAGTGAGTTTGTAATTGGTAAACCTGTTCCAGGTCTACTCTTAATCTTTCCTGCTAACTTAGTACACTTTGTCATGCCTTTCATGAATGAGTCAGGTGAGCATAGAACAACTGCTTCTATCAACTTCCAAATGTCAGCAGAAACTACAACACCCCCTTGGAGAAGAAATTACGACTGGGAGTTGCCACATCCGAGGTAGTGTGCTATAATATATACTATGTTGGGTTGATCACCTGACACGGGAGTGACTGAATTAAACTTGCTGGCATAAGGCTAGTTAAGGTGATGAGACACAGGTGGTGCTGCTTCCCCCAAGGAAGAACCGACATACCAGTCGGGTCTCAGACAGTAAGGTAAAAATCTACTAATGTAGCAATGCCCCTTACTTGTTGGTAAACATAAATCCAACCTCCCACCAATACACAAATCCAATTAATACGGAGAATACGTATGTCAATCAAAGCTCTAAAAAAGTCCAGCGCAAGCAATTTCGCTAGACTGACACAAGAGATAGATAAGATATCTAGTCCAGAAAAGTCTAAAGCAGGTGCAGATGAGCGTCTGTGGAAACCACAACTTGATAAGTCAGGTAACGGTTACGCAGTAATTCGTTTCTTACCAGCACCTAACGGTGAAGATCTACCGTTTGCAAAGATCTGGTCTCACGCTTTCCAAGGTCCAGGTGGATGGTACATTGAGAACTCTCTAACAACCCTTAACAAAAAGGATCCTGTTGGTGAACTCAACCGTAAACTATGGAACTC